CTGCCCAAGGTTTTCATGCGGGGCCGATAGCGGAGTTGGAAAAATGGATGGACACTTACGCCTTGCAACGGGTTATCCTGAAAATGGATTTGCTGCCCGGTGAACGCTATGTCGGAATGGTGCTTGCACTGCATCTCAATCAAAAAACGGGAACCATCCAAGTCCGTCAGAAGACGCTCATTGACGAGACAGGCTATTCACGGAACACGGTACAAAAAGCCCTTCAACGCCTGATAGCTTCCGGGATGTTCATCTCTCAGCAAACAGGACGCGCTGCGGTTCTTGCGCTTGGAAATAATACTGGAAATATGGATACCCCAAATACTGGGCATCAGCTACCCCAAAAATTGGGGTATCGGCGCAAACGGAAAGGCGCACCTTTTGATTTGGACACGTCGCTCAGTACGCGAATCGAAGAACTGAACAAGCGCGATGAAAAACGGTTCCAGAGGGAACAGAAATAGGTTTCTTGCCCCTCGTTATGTGAGTGGGTTTGAAATATCGGCAGAGGCAAAGCTTTACACATCAACAAAGGAGTTTGACATATGGGCGCTCGTGCAAGGGCTCTTGCGGCTACCCGTAGGCAGATGGCGGCGGGAAGACGGGCCGGACGTGGGGGCGGTACAGCCGCTTCCCGGGCTGGCGGTGGCAGGGCTGGAACCTGATTTAATAATCCTCAACGAGGGCTAGCAGGGCTTTGTCAGGCTTGGAAACAGCCCTCAGCCCGAACGGAACTACAGGAACATCAAGGGATATGCCGAATTTCTTTTCTACCGCGTTGCACACGTCTTCTACGTGTATGAACTTTCCTTCCGGAAGGGCAAGCTTCTTGCGGGCGGCTTCCATGTCTTTCTCGGAAGGGAAGCATACGGCGATCCAAGTGCGGTCTTCGGTATATCCCTGCATCTTTTCTTGTGTCCGCTTCACTTCCGCCCGGAGCTTTGAGTATTTTTCGGCGTTGGTGGGTTCAGCCTTTGCAGCTACAGGGGCTTCCCGTTTGGCGAAAGGGTTTTCCCGCTTGTATTCGGAGAGTGAAGTTCCTTTCTTCTCTTTCAGAAGTTCGAGCGAGCCTATGAAAGCTTCCCCCGTCCAGTACTGCTCACCGTGCCGTGTCAGGCTCAAGGCTTTTCGGAAAGCTTCACGCTGTGCGAAGCTTTCAAAAGCTATCGTAAAGAAAAAACGCGAATCAATGCCGTACGGTCCTTTATTCTCTCCGGCATCAGAAGCGCGAAAAGCCTTGAGCACAATTTCAAGCTCTTTGAGGGCGTC